ACTTTCAATTAAAAAATGTAGATATTTGAGAACTTTATTTGTAAATTTATTTATTTACAATTTACTTTCATTAAAATAGTTATTGTCTATTCACACGTAACCATTTTACAATCTCCAAGTGACCACCCTTAGCTGCCCTATCCATTGCCCGTGTAGTGCACCCTTCCTTTCTGTTCTCATGTAACCACTTCACAACATCCAAGTGCCCGCCCTTAGCTGCATAATTCATTGCACGTTCAGTGCACCCTTCTTTTCTGTTTTCGTGTAAAAACTTTACAACCTCTAGGTGACCATTCCAAGCTGCCCATTCCATTGCCAATTTAGTACACCCTTCATCTCTATTCTCGTGTAAAAACTTTACAACCTCCAAGTGACCATTCTCAGCTGCACAATCCATTGCATATGTAGTACACCTTTCCTTTCTGTTTTCGTGTAACCACTTTACTATTTCCAAGTGACCATTTTTAGATGCCCAACACCAAGTATGTATTGAATCATCATATAATGATTTTACCAATTGAATAGCCAACTCAAATGATGTAAGTGGTAAATTGTTCATGTTAATTTTTTTTAAAGAATAAATATGAAAATTTGTATCATATTTATACAAAAAATTTGTGGAATTTTGTAAATATTCAAGTGACTGTGTACCCTTCTTTTTTGTTTTCGTGTAACAACTTTATTTCATCCCAGTTACATTCTCAGCTACCCAATCCCAAGTATTTGTTTTTTAATCAGCGTTTTTTACTAATTTACACCCTTGAAGATAATACACATCATCATATAATGATTTTACCAATTGAATAGCCAACTCAAATGATGTACGTGGTAAATTGTTGATGTTAATTTTTTTTAAAGAATAAATATGAAAATTTGTATCATATTTATACAAAAAATTTGTGGAATTTTGTAAATATTCAAGTGACTGTGTACCCTTTCTTTTTGTTTTCGTGTAACAACTTTATTTCATCCTAGTTACATTTTCAGCTACCCAATCCCAAGTATTTGCTATTTCTTTCATCAGCGTTTTTTACTAATTTACACCCTTGAAGATAATACACCTGAGATAAATAGGTTGGGAAGACCATAAAAGAAGTACATCGGTATCACAGAATCAAAAATTACACGGTATGAAAAGACCAAACCTTATAGATTTCCAAAGGTGAAAACCGGAGTTTTAAATCTTCAAGGGTGTAAATAGCAATAAAAGTTTCCACCTCAAAAGAATTAATATTGTAGCCGCTTAGTCAATGGAGCAGAAATTTTTGGTAACTTTACGATTTTTCAAATCAATACCTGCATATTTATAGTAATCTTCTAATGTACGTGATTTTCCCATACCGTATCGATTAATATTAAAAGTGATATAATCGGGTACAACATCTTTGTTATTTTGTAATTGCATCAACAGTTTAGCTTTATTAAAGGCGTGTATATCTGAATAGTATGGATTATCTGTCCATATTTTGTCGTCATCTTTTCGAGTATAATAATGGTAGACTATATTTTTGTTTGGAGAGAAAATATTCCATCCATGTGTCCAAAATCTTGCCGAGTGTACAATTTCTTCTCCAACAAAGAGGTATGGCAAGTGTGGGTCAAAGGGTAATTCTTTTAAAAAGTATCCTTCGCAGAAAATCATTCCAGCAGCCAAGAAGGGTGTTTCAACAAGTTGATTTTGTTTTAAATGTTTAACTTGGGCACCTTCAAATGAGAGCATGTCTCTATTATTAAAGAATGCTTTGCATATTCTAGTGACATAACTATCAGATTGTGAGTCGTGTTTGGAATGTTCTTCATAAGATTTAGGGTAATGAGATAGTACAGGTTTTTTTATTCCATTTTGTTTTAATATTTTGATCATTTCAATACATTTGACGTCCCAATCTTTGCTAAATAAAGAGTGTGAATCGATTTGTAAAAAGAATTCTTCTCCATTGTATAAAGTGGAACACAAGTAACGAGCCCATGTTGGTCCTTTAGCTTCAAAGTGATCTAGTCGTATAATTCTTATATTATTTTTATATTTTTCAACTGTAGTCGCCCCTTTTACACAATCTTTATCGTTTCTGTCATTTTGTTGACAAATACCGACAAAAACATTATCTGGATACTTGGCTTGATCGTATAAGGATTGTAAAGTAGTAGAGCATTTAGTATCACGATAAGATGCTATACTAACAAATATTTTATTCATTCTTTTCTTACTATACTTGTATTATTTTTTTTTTATTGTGTAAATTAAAGTTGAACACAATGGAGGATACAACGACAACTATTATAAACTACTCGACTAGATTAAAACCTGTCTGGAGTTGCACAACAGCATTTATGGTATATTTTGGTACAAGATATGTAAGTAATGATATAAAAACAATATGTGGTAATGCAATGGATCATTATGCAGTGAAAATATTTACAGTATTTTGTATATTTTATCAAGCATCAGGTAATATGTATGCAACATTAACATTTACTCTACTATTTTCATTATTACAGGTATATATGAAAATGTATCCAGAGTGTAAATCGTTCAAGGACACTAAATATATGAAAATGTATCCAGAGTGTAAATCGTTCAAGGACACTAATTCCCATAATGTGTAATTCCTTCTTTTCCAATGTACCAATTGGTATATATATAGGTACTTTTCAAGAAAAAAAAGACGTGGGATAGTAATGAAGGTAACTAAAGATGGTAAAGATAGGAAACACGAAGAAAATGTCAAAGTTCGAAACATTTTATTGAGTAGAATAATAAAGACGAATAATCAAGGTGTAAATATAAGAGAAATAGAGAGAGATTTGAGTATAATGGAAAAGTCTAATAGAAAAATTCATATTATAAAGAGTTTGGCTAGGCAGTATGGTATTTCAATTCATATATTGGGTGGATTGTTATATTTAGATGAAGAAACATCATCTGAATATAATATATCATGTCCTCCAAAGGAATCAATAGTACATTCAGGTGTAAAGTTTAAATTAAACGATGATAATAAAGTATCTATAAGGAATGATTTAAAGAATGATAGAATGATGTTGTATAATATTTGTACAAACGACACGAGTACAAACGACACGAGTACAAACAGTACAAACAACACGAGTACAAGTTTAATTCCAAGTGACAGTTTACCTATTCCTGTTTCAACGAGTATTCTACAACAATCAGCCCCACAATCACCATGTATGTTTGATTTATTATTTCAAGCAAGTAACGGGAACATTAGTGGTAACTACAGTGAAGTATCTCCATTATCTCCATTGTCATCACTATTATCGCCACCAATATTGTCACCGTCACTATCGTTGTTGTCTCCATTTGATTTGAATGTTGGATTAAATGATAGTAATAATACGAGTTTAATTCCAAGTGACAGTTTACCTACTCCTGTTTCAACGAGTACTCTACAACAATCAGCCCCACAATCACCATCTATGTTTGATTTATTATTTCAAGCAAGTAACGGGAACATTAGTGGTAACTACAGTGGTAACGGAAGTGAACTATCTCTATTATCTCCATTGTCATCACCACCAATATTGCCACCGTCACTATCGTTGTTGTCTCCATTTGATTTGAATGTTGGATTAAATGATAGTAATAATACGATGTCCAAGTTGATGATGCAGTCAAACATGATGGGGTTGTTATCGATGATGGGGTTGGTACAACCTACAAGTAGTATGTCTATAAAGGAGTTGTTGACTTTATCTAGTATAATAAATATGGAGTTGTTGACGAGAAGTATGGTTGGAATAATGAATTAGTATTTTTTAATAAAAGTTGGAATAATTCCACAAAAGTTTATAAGAGTCGAAATTTTCTTTAAAAGGGTGTCAATGACTGAAATAAGTGGTGATTTTGTAAAAGATTGTTTATATTCATACTATAGTATGGAGGGTAAATATTTACTAAACAGGATTGATGATTTGTTACAAGAGATAACAAGGGATATATACGAGTCTGAGAATAAAAGCAGGAGTAATTCAGTAAAGTCAGAATCAATAATAAATTTGTCAGATTGTCATAGTATATCAATAAACGATGAAGTTTCTTGTGGGTATAATGTAACAATTGCAGAAGATATATTGTACAAGTATCTAACTGGTTTTCAGACTGAAAAAAAAGAGAATATTCTAAAAAAGATGTACAAGAAGATAAAGAGAAGGAGTAGGTTGGAATGGAATAGAAAAAGTGTCGACACAAGTTTAGTGGAATAAGTAGTGGAATAATAAAAAGTATTATAATAAAGCAATTTTTTTGAACAAAGTTAAAAATTTCTAGATGTTTTCATTTATAAAAAAAAGGTTTGTAGACCAGAATATTTTTAAAAGTAAAAGTCGTGAATTACAAAAGTATGGTAAGAGTAACAAGGCGAGGTATTCAGTATATAGGAGCAAGTCTATGACAAACTATACGATAATTGATATAAATAATGTACATAATATGATAAATTTTAAATTGATTATGTGTAATCAGAGGGTATTGATAAGTATAAATGATGAGCATATAATGAATTTATTTCATTTTCAGAATATAAAGAATGCAGTTCAAGTGGAGGAGAAGATATGTAGGTTAGACTTTATGGATGGTAATTACATTTATGTAAACAATTGTACTATACCATTGATAATGGAGTTGGTGAAGGAATTGCAAAATTTATATAATAATGCAGTAGACAAGATAATAAAGTGTGTTTAATGTAATTTTTTTTGCGTAACCACTTATATAGAGTATCTTTTTGATTTTTTATTCATCTTGTTCAAGTTGTCAATGTATTCCTTGGTTAACGTAAAACTATTATCAAATAATGATTGGATATCTTTTTCTTGCAAAGAGAAATGTATAGGTGTATGTTGTGCAACAATATATATTGTATAATCACTCCTAGTTTTTTTTCTTGTACAACAAAACAGGTTATAAATGTAATTATAAAAGTTTGTAATACCTGTAGTTTTTGTAGAAGTTATACTACATCCAATAATATTTTGATTTAAATTATATTCACGTCCCAATTCTTTATTAGAGTATCTATTTTTGAAGTCATCTATAGTATATTGTATAGGATAATTGTCAGTCAAGAATCCATCTACATACAAGTCGTTTTCAAATTGTACAGGTGTAAACAAGAGTGGAATACTAATTGATATTCTAATGGCGTCAATAATTTTCATGTCTGGGTATGTACTTTCATTGAAATAAATGGGCAAATGTTCGGATACATTTGTACCACATACGATTAGTCTTTTTTTAAAAGTCTTGTACAATTCTTTAAAAGTTAACAACGGTGATACTTTTTTTTCAACTAATATATCAACGAGTTTTGCTATAAAATACTCACCTGTATCAATACCGTATAAATCAAATATATTTTCAACATGTTCAAATTTAAAACAACTAGAAATATCGAGTCCCTTGAAAGTATTGAATATTTCAGTAGGGGTATAACCAATGAGAAAAAGTAATCCAACAACAGAACCAATGGAAGTACATACAATTGTATCAAGTAATTGTAGGTGAGAGTTTATATACAGATATTCCAACATGCCTAAATGGGCGTATCCATTGACTCCTCCTCCAGATAAACATATACTCTTGAATGACATTTATATTTTACGTATATATATATATATATAAATATTTTTTTATTATTCTTGTTTTTGCATTGGTGAATTAATTAAAAAAACTAGACCAACTACCCCTACCATCTTTACAAGTACTGATTATTTTGTTGTACATATTCCTTGTGTTCCTTGTATTTTTTTTCGTAAATACACATTTTTTTTATATTCAATGAACTCAACTCTTTTGGTACTTTTAGAGAATGTGAAAGTCCAAGACCTTGGAGAAACAATCGTATTGTAAGACACGGACTTGTCAAGTGTAAGACTTGCTCAGGGCTATAGAATAGAGATACGAATGCTTCAAGGAATATCTTGAAAATAACATTATGAGATAAATAGGTTGGGGAGACCATAAAAAGAAGTACATCGGTATCACAAAATCAAAATTTACACGGTATGAAAAGATCAAACCTTATAGATTAACAAAGGTGAAAACCGGCGTTTTAAATATTCAAGGGTGTAAAAGTGTTTGCGGTTGTTGTGTTGTGCTTGTATTATTTATACATGGTTGTGGAAATTTTAGTATTCCTTGTGTAACCTTACTAGTATTAATTGGTTTGTAACTAATTATTTTTTTTATTTAGTAATTGTAAAACATGTTGTGTATGCAAAATTATATTATTATCTCAATCATTGCATTAATACTTTTTGTAATCATGTGGACTATAGAATCAAAAAGGAAGGCTGTTCAAGGGGTAAGCGGAGCAAATGCAGAAAAATTTAGGGGAGAGTGGGGACTAAGAATCTAATTAAATATTTAAACAATAAGTAGTAGTAGTAGTAGTAGTAGTGATGAGTACGTCAGTGTCATATACAAATAAAGAGGCGATAGATAAAGAGTATAATAATTTGAATAGATTAATGAGAGAGTTTGATGTATGGGCATCAAAAAATCCAAGCAAGTTGGTAATATGTACGAGTGTATCAGATGAGAATTATGAAAAAGGTAAGGAATATAGAAGTAGAAAACAAGATATAAAGGTATCTCGTTTAAAAATTCGAGAATTGGAAAAAAAGTTGAAGGATGATCAGAATACACCAAGACGGAAATTTGAGTAGTATAAATAAACTATTTTTTGTTTTGTGCGCACATATTACGCAAAAAATGAGGAATATATTAATTTTTTTGCAATCATATTTGGTACATTCAGTGGTAATATCACTTGAAAATATCACACAATCTCTACAAGTATCGTGTGATGATAAAAATTGTGTATTAAATTTTATGAATGACCAATTGTTGTCAAGTACAATATGTCAAACAAGTAACGATTGTTCAAGGTTAAACGTGTGTGAAGATGGGATGTGTAAAGTTCCAAGTATAGGGTGTAGATTAGATTCTCAATGTTTTAATGATGATTTATGTTTACATGGTATATGTAGTAGTATTGTTGCATGTATAAATGATGGTAATTGTACTGGTGGTACTGTGTGTATGAATAGTTTATGTCTACCCCCTCCACAAACACCAACGACAACACAGCCACAAACAACAACACAGACACCAACGACACAGCCACAAACAACAACACAACAAACAACACAACAAACAACAACACAAACAACACAGACACCAATGACTACACAGCCACAAACAACAACACAAACAACAACACAGCCACAAACGACTACACAAACAACAACACAAACAACACAGACACCAATGACTACACAGCCACAAACAACAACACAAACAACAACACAGCCACAAACGACTACACAAACAACAACACAAACAACA